GCATCTTACGGTACCTATCAACTTGCATCTTTCTTACCAGCAGTTATGTCAACAGGTAAAGCAAGACCATCAGCTAAAAACTCTCCTGTTATTCAATTTTTAAACAACTCTAAGTTTAAAGAAAAATTTGCAGGGTTAGAACCTGCCACGGCTGCCTTTGATGCTAAATGGAAAGAGATTGCAACTACAAATGCTGCAGACTTTAAAAAAGAACAACACGATTATATTCAAAAGAAATATTACGATGTAGCAGTATCAAATCTGCAAAGAAAAGGATTAGATTTAACTAAGTACGGGCCTGCAGTCCAGGATTTAATTTGGTCAGGGGCAGTACAATTTGGTCCTGCTAATATTAAGGCTTTTACCGAGGCGTTAAGAGATAAAAGTACCCTTACAGATAAAGACATCGTAACCCTGGTAAGCGAATATAAAATTAATAACGTCGATACTTTATTTAAATCAAGTTCGGAATCTATACGAGCTGGTGTTAAATCGCGTTATCAATCAGAAAAACAAGCACTACTTAAATTGATTACCTAATGGATCCCTTAATAACTAAACAAATACAAGGTGTACTTGAGAACAGTATCTTTAACAAGATTATTGCTCTCAACTTAAATATACCTAACCCTATACTAAGGGCGGTAATATCGAGGGTGGCTGAGGTAGGGGCAGTTGATATTGTAAGGCAGGTAAGTCAAGCCTCGAATCAACAACTTACCGATATACCTAAAAATATTATTGGATCTATAAATCCGGTAAATATTACTAATAATAATAATAGCCCTACTACCATCAGCAATAACATTGATGGTATTATTCAACAGCAATTACTTTTACAAACTACCGATAAGATAGTTAGTAAATTACAATCTCAATTAAGACTATCTCTACCTACTGATAAATTAGGTATTATAAATTTTGATGCATTATCAGCAAGCTTAATCCAGGGCATTACACCAACTGTTGGAAAGACTCTTACTACTGCAGTCGGGGGCTTTGCAGATGCTATATTTGGTAGAGGTCAGAAACCTAAAGTAACAACTAATAATATTGAAACTTTATTTGGTAACTTTCCTCCTGAAGAAGCATTAAGTAGGTCAGATGAAATATTTGTATCAAGTGGTGCTAATTCTGCTCTACAAGAGGCTAAACAGTTTAATATTAACTCTACAGAAAATAGAGAAAAATTAGAAGTATTAGAAAGAGGGTTTACCGACCCTAATGCTAATTACCCTACTAAAGAGTATGCGGGTATTTCAGAGACTAATAAACTTGCCCAGGGTGATGCCCGGGGTACAATAGTTCAAGAAAAAAATAATAATAGGATGAAGGGTGCCAAACTCCCTGGAGGTGAGGCATGGGATGAACCCGAGTCAGCTTACCGTGGTGCATATCCGTATAATAAAGTAACTCAAACTGAATCTGGTCATATTATTGAAATTGATGATACCCCAGGTTCAGAACGTCTTCACATTTATCATAAGTCTGGTACCTATATTGAAATAGATGCTAATGGCTCGATGGTTAAAAGAACAAAAGGATCTTCATATGAAATTATTGATCGTAATGGAAAAATATCAATAGCTGGTAAAGCAGATATTTCAATTAATGGTGCGTGTAATATTTTTGTTGGTAATGATGCTAATATTGAGGTAGAGGGTGACGTTAACTTAACCTGTCATAACGATATTACCGCCCAGGCAGGAGGCACGTTTAATCTTTCAGCTGTAGAAGAGTTTAATATAGCGAGTGGTAATGTAAATATTGAAGCATACTATACCATGAATCAAAAAGCTACTACATTAAATATGCATTCAAAGGAAAATATGCATATGCGTAGTAATGCTGATATTAAAGTGCAAGCAACAAATCTCTATGACTTTGTTTCCGATACTGTTTACACTCAAGCAGCCGGAGCTATCAATATTAAAGCTGGAGATAATACTAATATTGATTCTGGTGCAGCAATTAATTTACTAGCTAGTAATAGCGTTAATCTCGATGGCAGTGAAACACACCTACAATCAGGTAATGCCGGTGCTGCTTCTGAATCTCAAGAAAGCATTATTGCAGGATCTTCTAAGATTGGGGTGATTGCAGGCCGCAAAGATATAACCGATAACGATAAAAATGATCCTTTGGTTCTTTCTTTAGCCGATAGTCGGTCGATTGCATTAGAAGAAGAAACTCAATCTCTAGAAGACTTTAATAGTCAAAAGAATTTAATTATAAGTGAAGGATTTGCTAATGCAGCTGATTTATCAGAACCACCGACTGCAGTAGATAATGCAACAGTGGAATCTGAGCAGCAGAACTTTGTTGAACCAGATGTTAAGTTAAAAACTGTAACGCAATTGCCAGGTAATTATAATCTATCGCCAAACTTTACAGTTGAGATGTTATCAAGTAAAGCAGCAGTTACCCGGGACCTTATCCGGGGTCATGAAAAAGCTACTTACGGGGAAATCATTTTTAATCTACAGGCTATAGCGCTTAATGTGCTTGAACCAGTAAAGAAGATATACCCTAATATGTTTGTTACATCAGCCTTCAGGGATCCAGGGAATGCATCTAATGCTAAGACCTCCCAGCACCCTCTCGGTCAAGGCGTAGATATACAATTTAAAGGCATTACAAAGAAAGAATATTTTGAAATAGCTACTAAACTTGCAAAAGTTCTTAAATACGATCAAATGATATTAGAGTATTGCAGCTATGCAAAAAATCCTTGGATTCATATTTCCTATTCTGTTAAGAATAGAAGTCAGGTATTAACTTTCTATAACCATAAGACCCACTCCCAGGGTCTAACACAATTAGCATAATGGCTGGGATTGCAAGAATTGGTGATAAAGACACCAGAAACGATACTAAGAATAATGGAAGCTCTACCGTTTTTGTAAACGGGTTTGGTGTTGTTAGAATCGGTGATAGGGATACACGCCTGGATACAATGGTAGGGGGAAGCTCTAAAGTTTTTGCAAACGGAAGAGGGATTTGTAGAATAGGAGATAGAGACACAAGAAACGATAGTATCCGTGAAGGAAGCTCGAATACCTTCGCAAACTGATATAAATATAAACATGGCTACCAGAAATACCAGACAATATTCAGACTTAAATCTTCTTTTTTCTATTCATCCGGTCACCGGCGACGTATTAAAAAAGAACGATGAAGAAGCAGTCAAGCAATCTCTTAGAAATTTAGTGTCTACGAGACATTACGAGCGTCCCTTTCATCCAGAGATTGGTTGTCAAATACATGGTCTTTTATTTGAGAACTTTAACCCTGTAACAGTACAGGTCATGAAAAAGACTATTATAGATACAATTTCTAAGTTCGAGCCTAGAGTAACGGTATTAGAAATAAGTTTGCGAGAAAAAGTCGATGAAAATGATATTATTTGCGATATAATTTTTAGATTAAATAACTCCGATAGACCCATTACTTTAACCACATTAATAACAAGAATAAGATAATGTCTAATCTAAGAATAGCCGAACTTGATTTTGATCAAATTAAGTCAAACTTAAAAACGTTTTTAAACGCTCAAACCGAATTTACCGATTATGATTTTGAAGGATCAGGATTATCTACTCTATTGGATATCTTAGCCTATAATACCCATTACAACGCTTATCTGGCTAATATGGTGGTAAATGAGATGTTCTTAGATTCTGCAGTTAAGAGATCTTCTGCAGTTTCTATTGCCAAGCATTTAGGTTATACACCGGTATCGGCAAGGGGGGCAGTAGCAAACTTAGACATAGTAGTTACCAATCCATCTAACTTGCCTGCATCCTTGACAATGGATCGATATACTCCCTTTACATCTACAGTAGATGGGATATCATATACTTTCCTTACCACCGAGGCTAAGACTGCTTCCAGGGTAGGTACAACCTACACTTTTGCTGATACCGATGTTACGGAAGGTACTTTGCTGTCTTTTAGTTATGTTGTTACCGATATCACACCTAATGCAAAATACGAGATACCCAGTGAATCGGTAGATACAACTACTATTAAAGTCAGCGTACAGACCTCATCTTCTGATACCACAACTACCACCTATTCCCTATCTACCGATATTACCGGGATAAGTGATACATCAGAAATCTATTTTCTTGAACAGAATCCCCAGGGTAAGTATCAAATATTTTTCGGTGACGGAGTATTAGGTAAGAGTTTAACGTTTGGTAATATCGTTACTATACAATACATGGTTGCTACAGGTTCTGTAGTTAACGTATCAAGTACGATAACTCAATCCTTTACCGCCGGAACCACAATAGGGGGATCAAGTAGTATTGCAATTACCGTTAACAGTAATTCAACAGGTGGCGCGGATGCTGAAAGCATTACCTCAATTAAGTTTAATGCTCCCAGGGTTAATGCAGCAAAGAACAGAGCAGTTACTGCTACCGATTATGAGGCGTTGATCTTAGCTAATTATGCAGGAGCAGAATCTGTTTCGGTATGGGGTGGTGAGGATAATGATCCTCCCTATTATGGTAGAGTAATTATATCCTTAAAACCATTTTCCTCTTTTACTATTTCTGATGCTACTAAAGAATCAATCAAAAATAATATTCTAAAGTCTAAACAAGGTATTACTGTTACCCCAGTCTTTGTTGATCCTTCATTATTCTTTGTAAATCTTACTGCTGATATAAAGTTTAATTCTTCTATTACTACCTTATCTTCTGAACAAATAAGAGCCCAGGTTAATACTACCATAACTAACTTCTTTACTAATAACGTACAAAAGTTTAATAAGAATTATATTCATTCAGCTTTGATAAAAGATATTCTCAGTACTAATAACTCTATTACCAGCGCCTTGCTTACTCTTAAGTTACAACGTAGAATTATACCTGTTTTAAATACTACTAATTTATTTACCGGGGATACCGCTGTAAAATTTAGAAATCCATTAAAGCCTGGGTCTATACTTTCTAGCTTCTTTTTTATCTCTGTTAGTGGAGTTTCGACGCTGGTAAAAATTACAGATCTTCCAAATGATACCCCTCCAAACGATAACGGCTCTGGTGTACTAAGGCTTGTTAATATCGTTAATAATGCTATTGTATCTTCAAATGTCGGTACAGTAGATTATGGAACAGGAATTATCTCTTTAACTGGTATTACTCCATCGGGTATTCCAGCCGGAGTAACGGATATCCGGATTACAGGAACTATACAGGAAGCTAATTATAATTTGACTGTTTCAAGAAATGAAATTTTACTACTAGATGATACTACAACTAATAAGGCCGGGGGCTTGGTTGCCGGTACAACTATTACTGTAACCTCTTCAGTATAATATGACCACATTTGCAGTAACTAATGTAGGCGCAGGAGCCTATAGCATTGATGGTAATAGTAATCCAACTCTTAATTTAGTCAGAGGAAATACCTATACCTTTAACGTTAATGCAACTGGTCATCCTTTTTGGATAAAGACAGCTGCAGTAACTGGTACAGGTAGTGCTTATAATGATGGAGTTACTAATAATGGGGTTGCTGTTGGAACAATATCCTTCACAGTTCCAAATGATGCCCCCTCTACCTTATACTATATCTGTCAAATTCATTCCAGCATGCAGGGAGTCTTGAGTATAAGTGGCACGGTAGTAGAACAATCTCTCACCGATAGTTCTATAATAAATGATTCATTGAGTATACTTTACATTGATAATACCCCTAATACCAATACCGTAAGTACTGAAAGAATAAAAGACCGAGTATCTGATTTAATAAGCAGTCAGCTACCTGAGTTTATCAGGTCTGACTATACCACCTTTGTGGCGTTTTTAGAGTATTATTATAAATTTTTAGAGCAAGATCAAGGTGCTCTTGAATTAGTACAAAATGCCAGACAGTACAGTGATATAGATAAAACTACATCTAGTTTTGTAAATTATTTTTTAACTAATTATGCAAGTGACCTACCTATAAGTCTACAAGTTAACAAATCACTCTTAGTTAAAAAGATAGAAGGGTTGTATAAGGCCAAGGGTAGTACCCTTTCTATAGAAACACTTTTTAAAGTTTTATATGATACTGTTGCAACTACCAGTCATCCTTATGATTTTGTATTAAGACCATCCGATGGAAAATGGAGTTTCCGTACATCTATACGGGTACTATTAACCTCTGGTAGCGTAACTAACCTTCAAGATAGGTTTTTAAATCTTGTAAAAAATAATATTGCTTATACTGTTGAAATAGTCAGAGTAAAAAGTTTAGCTACAAATCTTTATGAAATATTTTATAAGAGTTTAGTTGATGTTCCTTTTGAAATAGATGATAATGTATTTGTAAAAAGCTTAACTAGTACTATTTTCACTGGTATTGTAAAACCAACTACTACTTCATACCAAGTTAGTTTCGGGGGTACGGGATTTAGAGTAGGAGAAGTATTTAATCTTACCATCGGAGGTCAAGATACTTTAGTTAGAATTACTAAGGTTGGATCTAACGGATCAATTCAAACTTTAAAGTTTATTAATTTTGGTTATAATTATAGTAGTAATTTTACTATTACCTTATCCAATGCATTGGGAGTGGCCACATCTACTAAATATTTTGCTACTACTGCAGGAGGATTCCAAGAAAGTTTTACTTTAATAGGAATTCATTCTACAACTGACTCAACCAGATATTTTGATTCAGATTATGTTACACCTTTTGCATATACTGGTAATTTATTAGCTTCTTCAAGTACGACTTCTCAAGCAATTATTTCAGCAACCTCTGTAGGTATTTCTAACCCCTCTGATGCTATCATAACGTTTGATATAGGAGCTATTGCAAAGTATCCAGGTGAATATATGGCGACTCAGGGCTTTTTATCCGAACCTGATGTACGTTTACAAGATAAGAATCTGTATCAGCCATTTGCATACCAAGTTGAATCTGAGCTTGATATAAGTGTTTTCTATAATATTGTTAAAAAATTGGTACATCAAGCTGGTACTAATTTATTTGTAAATAGAGCCCTGACTACTATTGCGAATGTTAGTGCCAATGTGGAAGTGGTTTCTGCTAAAAATGTATTTACACAACTTAACAGTGTATTCAGTACGCTGGATAGTAGAGCATATCAATTGCAAAAACCACTTGCAAATGTAGTAAGTATATCTGATAGTTTTATATCATTAAATGTGTTTAAACCAGTATCTGATACTGTAACTATTTCTGAATCCATTAACATAGTTCAAACACTTGACGCATTTTCTGATAATGTAAATGTACTATCTATTTTAAATGATATATCAGGAAGTTCATTAGTAAATGATAGCTTATCATTATCTGAAGAGCTTTCGCAAGTATTTAATAAGAATATTGATAATAATATAAGTAATGTTTCAATCACTGATACTGGCTCAGGCATACTTGTAGATTATGCGATAGATTACTTTGATGAAATTTATGCTGGGTCATCAGTGATTGTATTTTAATAATATAAATATATAAAAGAACTTTTTAAGGAAAAAACATGTTTACAGAATCAGTAAGTATAAAAGGTAATCTGGAAGTTATTCTTCTGGATGAAAAAGGTATTCAAAAAGATTATCGTAGAATTGATAACCTTGTAGTAGCAGTGGGAAAGCAAGTTATTGCAGCTCGCCTGGTTGGTAATACTATTGCAGTTCCTAGTCATATGGCAGTGGGTTCGGATGCTACTGCTGCTGCTACCGGTCAAACTGCATTAGGGGGAGAATTAGGTCGAGTAGTATTAGATTCAACAACCCGTGTATCTAACGTTCTTACATATATTGCTACATTTCCTGCAGGTACCGGTACAGGTGCTTTGACTGAGGCAGCTATTTTAAATGCAGCCTCTACAGGTAATATGCTATGCCGTACAACCTTTAGTACGGTTAATAAGGCAGCTGGGGATACTATTGTTATTACCTGGAACGTTACTGTAGCATAACATGTCTTTTCTTTTAAAGGATACCATTCACCGCTCATTGGTGGAATCGGTTTATAATGAGTTTTTGTCTCGTAGAGCTAACTATTACTATTTTATTGGTAATATTTTAGAATGGGCTGTACCTGCTACCCCCCAGACACCTGAGGTGACTCAGGACTACGAACAATATACGCGAAATGGTATTTTAAGTATTAAAAGAATAAACTTAAGAGACGTATCTTTTGTTGTACCTAGATATGATTGGGAATCAGGTACTGTATATGATCAGTATGATGGTAATTACAGTTCAACTTTTACTTCCGAATCTGGTGCAACTAGTTTAAAGACATCTGAATTTTATGTACTGACCAGTACCTTTGCAGTATATAAGTGCATATTTAATAACAATGGAGCAGCTTCAACAGTTGAGCCTTCTGGGCAAGATGTAACAACTCTCACTACAGCTGATGGGTATGTTTGGAAGTATATGTATACTATCCCCCTATCGGCTCAGAATAGATTTCTTACAGCTTCCTTTATGCCGGTGCAGAGAGCAGTAACTAATGCTTTTTATTCTAGAGGTGAAGTAAGTAGTATAACTATAGATAGTAACGGTTCAGGCTACACCGGTAATGCTTTGGTTTCACTTTCGGTTCTTGGTGAATTTACTGGTGGTTCTGGCAACTCAATTGCTAATATTAGACCGGTATTTAATACATCTGGTGAATTTATTAAGGTATTGATAGATGATGCAGGAGCAAAATATAAATCTGCAAATATAAGAATAAACAATTCTGGTTATTCTGGGCACAGTGAATTTAATAATATTAGTAATGTAAGTATATACAGCACGGGAGCTGGATACTTCACAAATGTAAGAAATAATACTACTGTAACTATAGCAACTACTGGCGCCTTTCAGCCAACGGCTAATGCATTTGCAAGTCTTGTTTATGGTAGTACCAGTAATTCAATAGTAGGGGTTACTTTAACTAATAAAGGCTATGGTTATTCACCTGATGCAAGATCAAATACCACCATCAGTATAGCAACGACCGGTAGCAGTCAACCAACTTCAAATGCTACTGCTAATTTAAATTTCTCTACCAGCGCAGTTCTTACACCTGTATTGGTTAATGGGCAATTGGAAAGAGTGCTAATTGAAGATGGTGGCGTTAATTATTCCTCAAATTTAAATACTACCATTTCTTTAATTGGTGATGGTACTGGTGCAGTTTTAACTCCGTTTGTTAATGCCGCTGGACAAGTAGAAGATGTTGTAATTGAAGAACGCGGTAATGGTTATACTCATTTAGAAATAACTTTTGCAAGCGCTACCGGTAGTGGAGCAAATGCCTTTCCTAATCTTTCAGTAGATGATCTAGATACTTTACAGACGGTGGTTGAATTGTCAGCTATTGATGGAGGTATTCATGCTTTTAGAATTGCCAATGTAGGTAGTGGTTATTCTTACGCCAATGTAGTAGTTACAGGAGACGGGTCAGGGTTTGCAGGAAATGTGGTACTTACCAATAATACTATAAGTTATATTACCGTGCAATCACCAGGGGTAGGGTATACGTTTGCTAATGTAACCATAACAGGTAATGGTGCAAACGCTAATGTATCAGCTATTATTTCTCCAACTGGCGGTCACGGAAGTGATCCTGTTAAAGAATTATTTGCAGATACGTTGATGTTTACATCTACTATAAATAATGAAAAGAATCATGGTGTCTTGGTACAGAATGATTACAGACAGTTTGGTATTATAAGAGATATAGATAAGTTTACAAACGATCAAGCATATGCTAACGTTACCGGGAGCGCATGCTATTTAGTAACTACCGATACTGTTTCAGGGCTTGCTCGCGATGATATATTGACTATCACGATAAATGGAGCCAAGCGTAGTTACGAAGTCGTAGAGATTACAAGTTCTTCTAATCAATTATTACTTCAAGACAAAAATAATTACGCATTAGTAGTAGGTAATGTTTTAACTGATGAAACTTCTAATCTTA